TGGACAACATTTTCTCTTTCCTCAGCTGTTGTAAGAATGGATTCTTTAAGTTGAGAATCTATATAGTAAGATAAAACATCACCAACATAGGATGCCATCTCCACAAACATCATTCCAGGGTCAGATTCATTAAAATCGTTGAATGTGTTAGGAAAGTAAACCTTTGCAAAGTCTACCATTGATTTCCTAAACTGTTCAAAATTCTTATTTAGATATCTAATCTCTTTCCTGGCTCTTTTAGATTCCTTGTTATGTGACATTTAATATCCTTAATCCTTATTAAATTTGTTTAGCGTTAAGTGAAAGTGTTAAAGACTCCTTATCAAAATCATTACCATTGAGAAAAAATCTTATATATAGATGAACAATATTTTCATATCTGTTAAATTTTATTTCATCTATTGTTACATAAGGAAGCCAAAACGAAACAGATTTTTTTATCTCCATTTCTATTCCTTCCTCTATGTCTTCGTTATTCATTTCAAATATAAATTTTCTAAGACTGGTTCCAAAATCAGGTTGCATATACCTTTCACCTTTTTCAGTCAAAAGAAGATTCTTTATATTATCCCTGGCCTGACTTAGAGTATCATAATTAAGAGCAAACCCTCCACCTGTTTTGTTGGAAAGTGGAAAGGAGAAACCAATGGCAACATCCTTTTCAAAATCAAGTGGGTCTATTCTAACGTTTGACATTATACTCTACCTTTTTCTTTGTCTTTTTCAGCCATTTTTTTCATTAAAGAACTGTAATCTCTAGTTAAAACTTCCTTAGTTTTATCATCAATTTTATCAGCTAAATGTTTTGAATCTTTAGGCATCATTCTATTCAATTTAACCTCCGGAGAAACTGCTGTATTTGCCCGAGGGTTAATCATTGAATTTAGGTTAGATTTAAAATCACCACCAACACCTAAATGTGAATCAGCCGATGTAAAATCTCTACCACCCATTGTTGGCCATTCCTCTTCAATGTTTTCATTAACCATACTATTGGCTGTTTCCTCAAGTATGCTTTGCATTAATGGGTCTTTATGGTAAACCTTTTTAGATTTATTACTAGGTTTTTGTTTGTAGTTTTGCATGCCTACTTCCATTACCTTTTTGTGGTCAACCTTTTTATTCTCATTAATTAATTCATTTAATGCAGATTTAACCTCTTCTCTAATTCCACGCATTTCAGTTCTAACTGCAACTCGTACCTCTTCTGCAATAATTTCCTTAATTTTTTTTATAAAATCTGAAGATTTCATCATTCAATCCTTTGTTTAGATATAAATATTTAGTAAATTGTTTTTTAGAAATATCCAACCCAAGGAAGTGGTGGGGCTGGAGGTGGTGGTGTATAAATACCTGCCACTGTAAAAGCATGTACTTGAAATATCAATTCAAGACTGGTAAAGAATTTCAATGGACCTTTAAAATTGGTTTTTAAACCTAATGCTACTGGAGGTAGTCCTGGCAATATAACAGTTGCAATTCCTGCACTTGGAATAACACCACCTAACCAATATGCAAGTAATCCAACACCTAATGCTATATCAAATAAATTTTCAGGTGTTCTAAAATCAAAATTCTTATCAATATCTCCATTCCTTCTTTTTATGTTTCTTAAATTCTCTAATCTTTTCTGTACATCATCAATATCAGCATCTATCGATGCCATTCTATTTTTACCTTTGGAGTCTATTGAACCAACAAGAGATTTTGCCTTTACACCTAATGAACCATCATTGTATGCAGAAAGAGAAAGAATATTATTTTTATCTTCATCTGACAAACATGTACAAGGTAATATTGTTGCTAACTGATTTCTAACTTCATTGTCTAGATTTGTTGAATTTACATTTGAACCTAAAACATTTTGGGCTTCTGATATTGCCTTTGCGATTGCATTTTTGGCATCGTTTATTGAAGACATATCTTTATATAAATTGGATTTATTTTTATTCAGCTCGTTTATTTCATTTGCAGCTACATCCATTTGTTTACTTATGTATTGATTAACTTCTCGTATCCTCGATTTAAAATCCAATTCAGGAAAATTAATAAGTTTTAAAGGATTGATAAGAAATATTTTTGCAATGGATTTAGGTATTGAAGAAAGAATTGATGTGTATTTTTTTAACTCTTCTGTTTCAATCTGGATTGATTCTAAAATTGTTTTGGCTTGAGCTGCAGCCTCAGGACCTAATGAATTTAATTTGGAATTGAGTTCTTTTATTGTTTTTATTTTCTCCTTAACAGGTATATTAAGATTTTTTATAATACCTCTAAGCAATAAAGGTAAGCCAGCAATAACCTTTATAATATTCGGCTTTGTTGTGAATAAAATTTTAAAAAGAAGTGGAAACAAATTTGCAAATTGAATATATAATTTTCTCCTATCATTTAATTCGTCATTTGCTTCAGATGCAGAGTCTAAAATGTTTTTACCTAAACTACTAATCATATTCGAATTTTGATTGTATGTTTCCAAGATTGATTTTTTTATTGCATCCTTTGCATCTTGGTCAACTTGACCATTTACCCAATTATTAAATGTTGCCTGGTCAATATTTTGAAGAGGTATTACATATTTTTTAATACATGGGTCACCGATATCAACAACAACATATTGTCCAGCAGAAACAGGAGCTCCTGGAGGTGGTGTATTATAATTAAATGTTAATTGTGCAGTTGAATCATCAATACCTTTTAAAGTTTCCTTCACATCATTATCATATGATTTCAGTGCCTGGTTCAATTGAGAGCTAAGTTCATTAGCCTCTTGTGACAACTGTTTATTTATTTTTCCAAAATATAAATTAAAAGATTTTTGGTTTCCTTTAAGAATCTTCAATATTATTTGCAACAATTTAAGACCAAAACCAATAGCAATAGCTGATTTTAAGAGAGGTGTTTTACCAGTTGTGAAAGGAACAGGAGGTGCTGGAGGTAATGGAAAACCTGTTTTTATGCAGGAGTCGTATGTACTGGCAATTGCACCAGCAAAGCTTATTGGGTCTTTTACACTACCTGATAATAACTTGGCAATAAAAGGAAATGTGAATTGTGTTTTCCAAACTATTGGCATAATTACTCCACCTTAGCCACAGTACATTTTAAATCCTCTAGCTTATTTAAAAGTGTGCTAAAATTAGCATTTCCTCCTGGACCACATAATCCCGGACCAACAGTTGTTGCAATGTCTAGTGCTTGTAAATATATTAAAAGCTCTCTTAAAAAATCAACTGTCGATTGACCTAAAAGTGCAGGTTGTCTAGCACCCATACCTATTCTTACAGATTCACCTTCAATAACAACAGGTTTTTTAGAATCAATATGTATTGAACCTTCAGACATAATACCAATTGAATTTTTTGAAGACATAAAAATAGAATCATCACCTGCATTCAGTATTATTCTACCTGAATTTATTATTACCTGCCTACCTTCATATTCAGGTGTTAAAGTTGGCACATAGTCAGAAGGCCAACCATTGGTTCTCTGTGGACTTATTCCATAGGTGCCAAATCTTTTGGATGCAAGTGTAATATTGACAAGTTGAGTCGATGTTAACCATATCGATGTTTTTTCATTATCTACATTTTCAATATATGCTTCAGTCGATTCGGACTCTTCCGATATACCATTTCTAATAATTAAAATTGGGTCACCATTATCACCTCTTGCTGACCAAGTTGTTTTTGTACCACCATTTTTTATGTCGCTGTCATTTATGGTACTACCCATTCTTATAGATGTACCCCATCTACTTTCAATTATCGAATCACCTTCAAAAGGTCTAAGTCTTTCTATTGAAGGTTTTTCCTTGAAATATTCACCCCATTTTAAATCTTGTCTTTCAGTATCTGATTTGGATTTGTTGCCTGTAAAATCTTTACCTTGATTAACTTTGGCATTAGAACCTTTTTGAGAACCAGCACCTGGAACAGGATTATAATTTAGATTTGCATGAGGAGCTGCAGACATTGGTAAATATGAATATGAAGTACCTCCTGGAGTTTCGCCAGTTTTGCTATTCATAGATTTTATCAATATCACAGTTTCATGTATTAATGGTAATTGTTTAAATGCCAATTCAAGAGGTTTTGCCCAAGCTCCACCACCATCATCATCTGAATCTAAGGGTTTACCATAGTCACTGTTAATTGCTCTATATTTTATTTTGCCAATATCATTGACGTCTGTATATCTTGGGTGATTGGAATCTAAGATTATATCTAAAACCTCAGCAGCTTGAACAGCCGGCCAAAGTTTTTCCATTGAATTGTTTTTAGATTTTTTTGAAAAAAAAGGTTGATTGTCAAAACCAGACATTTAATCCTCCTTCTTTAAGGAGTCAGTTTTTTCTAAAAGGTCAACAAATTTTTCATCGCTTTTGCCGAATTCATCTGCAACCTCATCTGCTTTTTTAAGGAGCTGTTCCTTCTCCTCAGGTGTTAATGCAAAACCACCACTTGAATCATCACCAGTGGTTTTTGTAGCTCTCTGAACTATGGCAGCCAATTTAACCAACTGTTCATCATTTTTAACACCTATATCTAGGTATTCCTTAATTAAAGGAACAATGATAGTAGCATCCCCTATTGTTTTGACAAGGGGACGTAATTCTGCTATCAATATTTTTATTTGTTTTTCTTTATCTTTGGAATTTTCGTATATATCCTTAAAGAGTCCAGAAAAACTTTTACCTTTGAATATTTCGATATGGTCAAATTCAGACATTTTAGTACTCCTTTATAGATATAAATATGTTATTTCCATAAATTATTGAACCATACCTGTTTTTTCAAATTTAGAATATAGAGGTACATATAACTCTTGTATCTGATTAACAACTTTTGTAATCTGTTGAGTTTTGGCATCAGTCATTTCTCTAATCATAACATATAAAGCCTTTTTATTGTATTCCTCAATATTTTCTCTTTGTTTAAACAATATTAATATTGCATCTGCAATTCTCTGGTCTCTTTTATTAGGAAAAATGTTTTCCAATCTATCATAACAATAATCACAGAACAAGTCTAAGAATTCAGATTTTGTTTGTTGAGCATCGCTCCGATCAAAATCATCAGGTGTATTACTATTAAAATCAGTCAAGCTTTGAACCTTTTTACTCATTTTATAGTTATTGTTATTATTGAATATTAAATAATTTTTTGCAACAATACTAAAATATGAAAAAGCCTTACCTTTACCTTTTGTGAATTTAGGTAATCTTTCAAGAAGGTGGGTAATTACAGCATGCTGAACATCTATTGTAGAATCCTTAAAATAATAAAATTTAAAAGTATGAATCATATTTTCAGCCAATTTATCAAAGGCATATTTTATATGTTCATTATAAATTTCATTTCTTATATAAGTATCTTCTGGGTCTGTATGGTTATAAACAACAATAGCATTTTCAGTTTCAATAGTAAAATACATTTTGCTTTTTCTTTTTCTACCTCTTCTTTTTCTGCCTAAATTGTGGTTATATTCTTCTGCTTCTCTATGTTTAACAATCCACTCCTTAAATTCAGAATATGAGGTACCTTCCATTTCAGGTAGCTCCATTGGTGTTAAATTCTCTTCTGCATTTTCTTTATTTTTGCTCATCGTTTTTTCCATAGTCAAAGTATTCATTCAATAACCCTTGCATTTTTTTTAATTCTTTAAAAAAGAAACCTACCTCATCGTCTGATTTGAAGTGTCCTTTATTATCTATTTCTTTCAATTTGTTATCCATTCCAATAACACCTTTTCTAAAAGAAACAAACCATGTTCCCATAGCCTCGTAGTTTTCTTCTAATCTCTCATATTTCTTTAAAAGATTCCAGCAGCCATATCCTAAAACTGCCGAAATCAAAAATAAAATTATAGCTAATATTTCCATTTTTACTCCTTAAATAAATCATCAAATAGCTTTGCAGCATTTATATTTTTATTCGATGTGTTAACAGATGTTGTTGTTTTATTAGATGGAGATTTTTTCTTAAATGTACTTTTTGTCTGAGTAGGCTGTTCTGATTTCCACATATCATACTCTATTCTACTTGCCATGTGGTCAGCGTGATGCAAAATGATAGGTAGATTTGTTTTCAAATTTCTTTCAGGCAAATATGTTTTTAGATATGTTTCGTTACCTGAATCATATACACCGTCGTGAGTCATAATCGAAATGTATTCATTTTGAGAAACCTTAACTCCAAATTCCTGTAGCATCCAAAGTGAACGATGAGGTATTGGCATGTGAATTATGTTTTTATTACCTTCGTATATTTTACCTTGATTTTTTCTATGCCATTCTGATTCATTTGGAACATAATAATCTTCAGTCAGGTCCCCAATTTTACCTAAGTCATGATTTAAGGCAGAAAAAATTAATTCCTCGTCAGTAAAATTAATTGTTGCCCCCATCTCTTCCCAGTTTTGCTTTACTCTTTTTGCACATTCACAAACTCTTAAAATGTGGTCAACATAACCTCCTGGAAATGCATTATGATAATGTTCCAATCCACTGGCTGGAGCATATACCATTCTATCCTCAAGGAATTCATATAACTTTTTTAAATTTTCTTTTCTTTCACCTGAAAAGTTTTGTTCGATTAAGTCTGTTAATTTAGACCAATTTTCTGCTAATTTTTCTGCTTCCATATTTAACATCTTTTTTTAATGTATTTTTTTATAAATTTTAATTGTCTTGATATTTTTCTTTCATATGATTTTGAACTGGCATATCTCTGATTTCTACAGTTTGTAAAATTTTTTAAAAGTTCATCTATATCTTTTTCAGATAAATAATCAGATGCAATTAAATCAAAATATGCCTGCACACCTTTTTCTGTAGATGAAAAAACTATAGCTGTTCTATTGTCATATTCTCCAACATTATAAGGATTATTTTTACATGATTTGCCTTTAGTGCCCATATGAGATTCCATTTGTGCTTGTGAAAGTGCCAATTCAAAAGGTACAATCATTCCATATTTATCATATGTATTTTTTGCACATTCTGATAAAATCTTACCTGTCAAAGGTGTACCTTTAAAACATCTTCTTTTTAGATATAAATTACATTTGTTTTTATATTCCAAAAAATAAGTTTCCATATCTCCATTCGATTCAACACATTCAATATTTCTTTTTTCAATATAGATTTCATGAATGTCACTGGTCGAAGGCATATAACAGCTAATTAAAGCTAAGCTCAATGTCGTAATTACGTTGTTCATATTATTTCGTCTATCACACCTAATTCTAAAGCCTGTTGGGCTGTAAGATATAAATCAGTTTTTTGAGAGTTTTCCCACCATTCAGCTGATTTTTTGGTAACATTACCTAGCAAAATGTTTGTTTCCTTTTCCAAATCATCTATGTGTTTAACATTGGCTTTCAAATCAGATTGTTTACCTACACTAAATGAACTGGCCTCATGAAACATTATTGTCGATCTTTTACTAGCATATCTTTTTCCAGTTGCTGCGGCCAAAACTACAGCAGCTGCGCTCATAGCTTTACCTCTAACAATTATATTAACAGGAACAGGTAATGATTCAATATAATCAATGAGTGCATTCATATCATAAACAGAACCACCTGGAGAATTCAACAACATATTAATTGGATTATCTGGATTATTTTTTAATATTGTTCTTACTCTAGATATAAAATCGAAAACAGTGAATTCATTAACCTCATCGAAAAAATAAATAATACTATCATCAATATTAAATTGATAGTCTATTTCTCTTGTTAATTTTAATTCCTCGGAATTATCCTTTTTTACACTGGAATTATTTTCAACTTTTCTGTCTTCCGGCGTTTCCATATCCTGCTCGTCGTATAAACCTTTTCTAATCATATTAATCTATCTTTTTTATTGTCCATCCTTGTTGTAGAAATGGAATTGCTTTTTTATATTTTATTTTTTTAGATTCACCATCTTTTTCTATTTCCACAACCTCGTTTCTACCATGTTTTTTAAAATCAAAACTTTGTGGATTTTTTTTATCATCTGAATTTTTACCATCTAATATATCAATCACTTGTTGGATTGCGACTGCCTGATGTATATTTGGGTGAGCATAATTTTCTATATCCTTTAAAATTATTTTTGCCATATCCTCTTTAACACCAAACCTTATATTACCATTTGGAAAATTATCAGATTTAACTGTTATACTGGCATATCTAAATGTTTCAAACAACTGATTGGGAAACGATATATTACTTTCAATAAAAGGTATTTCCCAATTTTTATTAACTATTTTAGGATTAACTAACAATATTGGATTTAATCCTGGTATTAAAACAATTCCAGCTCTTTTGTTTACACCTATTTGTGGAGCTGTTATAAAATAAGCTGAAGGTTCATTAAGTAATCTTTTACTCATATCCTTGAATAGCTCATTTGTATATTCTTTATCCTTGATATCCAAATCCTCAGCTATTTGGCCAGGAACTAATTCTACTAATTCTTTAATCATTTTATCTGCCTTTGTAACTTTCTTATTTCAACCTCAGTAGCTCTTATATCTTTTTTCAATTTAAGAGTTGGTAATTTCTTTTTAAGTTTAAAAATTTTGGAATTAATCTCTCGATTATGTTCAGCCTTCTCAGATTTTGACATCTTCTTTTTTTCCTCAATCTTTGTAGGTTCAAGTGTACCTTTTAAATCTGGCTGCTCAACTCCTTTATGAAAAACTGTACCATCCTTATCTACAAAGACCGACATGAAATGCCAACCGGCTGGTCTTTTAGGACCGGAATGTCTAGGTCTAGAAAAGAAACTAGGAGGTAAAGTATCTTCCCACGGTACCATAGCATTGGTACATCTATAACATACAATACTTGTTGCACCTTCAGAGCAGGGTGTAGAAACACCGCAAATCTTACAGTCAAGATGCCACCATTCTCCTTTTTGATTCCACGTATCCAAAACCTTTTTGGTCCTGTTATATTTTTTGTGTAACTCTTTTATATCAGCTACACTTAATTTACCATGTTTAGCCATATTAATTTCTTATTTTATACTAATATAACAAAAATTTTTGACATAGAGAAATTTTTTAGCAATTATTTTCAAAAAAAATTATTCTGTAGGTTTTCTACCTTTTTGACCATCACCATACAAATCCTTATTAATTGTTTTTTGGCCAATTTCAGTGTCGTCTTGGATTTCGATATCTGGTTCTTTTTCTGACTCTGGTTCAATGTCATTTTCAAGATTTTCTATTTCTAATATAACAGGTTTTTCTTTTTCAATATTATTTTTCTGAATAATATTTTTATTTTCTTTCTTTTCTCGCTCTGTAATTTTATTAAATACAATTACCAAAACAATTGCGAGTGGATCGACAACTAATACTATTACTAAAGTCAATATATTAATTATCTTTTCCATAGGTACATTTGTAAGTTTTTGTATAAATTTCAAAGGTCCTATTTCAGACGCAATCTCATTATTACTATTTATATCTAATATTTTAATATCTAACTTTGTAATACTATCAGTTAAACTTTCAATATTTTTAGTTAACTTTTCTCTCTGTATCTTGGCATCATCCAACTGCGCCTTAAGTATTTTTCTGGTCGAACTAGATGTTGTTGTAATAATTTGTCCAGTTTCTCTATCTTTATATTGAATTGTATTATTTGATAAACCTTTTGTCAATTCTGAAATAACTATGTTTATCTCAGCTTTTTCATTTTCATGTGATGTTAGTGACGATTTAAATCTTTCTCTTTTAAGATTCAAAACATTAACTTTGCCGTCTATTATTTCCAGTTTGTTTGCAGTTGATTGATAGGCATTTGTAAGATATCCATAAACTCCCATAGATGTTATTGACATTGCCACCAATAAGGCAATTACCAAAAAAACATTTGTAAGTATACCAATTTTTTTGCTATATTGATGTAATACACTTGCGATTATTAATTTGGCACCTTCAATAAAAGAACACACAATTGCAGTCCCAACAACAGCTCCAGCAAAAAGTTTTGTTAAACCTAAAACAGAAAAATATGCAGCCGATGCTGATAAACCTAGAGCAAAGATTGCAACTAGAATAGGTAAAAAATATTTTTTCATTATCTTGCCTTTTTATTCTAATATAAATATATTATGCTCTAAAAAAGGGGACCATATCTAAATTGATATAAATCCCCTCTTCACTGACATGTATTAAGTAACCTTTATTCGTATTTCTTTATTTCAGAAACAATCTTTTTAACTTCCTCAAACTCCATATTGTCAATTGCTTTTCTCTTTGCCTCTAAAAGATTTTTTATTTTTTCATAGTTCTTTTCTAAATCTTTTAGTTTATCTCTAAATTTAGCTGCAGTGTCCCAGTCCTCAGCCTCAATTGCATTTCTCAATTCGTTTTTGATATTAACAATTTTTTCCTCAATACTTGAACTGTCTTTTAATTTTTTGTCAGCCGGCATATTTCTTGTATAATAAGAAATGTAATAGGTTCCATCATCAGACATGTATGAATCTCTTGTCCATGTAGAACCATCGTCTAATTTACCATTTTCATTTTTAATGTTTTTCTTTTTTAGAAATGGTAACGTAGTTGTAGTATTTTTACCGAAAAGATAATCAGTTAAATTAAAAATATCGTACATATATAACTCCTTTTTTTATTTTATATTCTATAGATTAATAATCGTGCCAATAAGATTTATATGACATAGTGTCATATTAATTTGGACAGAAAGGTTGAGTTAAAGAACTTATGTCATAAACATATGAATATAAAGTTTTAGATTTAATTCTTTTAATTCTAGAATCATATATTAAATAACCTGATAATAATAGTTCATTTTTAGCTGAATTTAATTTGTCTAAATCAGTACTAGATATTATTGTATGTTTCTGAGTATTTACAAAAGTAATTAAGCCATCATTTTCTAAATGTCTCTTATACATTTCATCAGTCTTAAGTTTTTCCAATTGTTCTATTTCAGTTTCTTCTAACTCTTCCTGAATAATTTTAGTAAGTTCTTTGCCGGATTCCATTAAATCTAAATATTTTTCAAAGTATTCATCAGTTAAATTATGAATCCAAAAATAATATTCAGATTTATTATTTTCAAAAAGAATTGTTTTATCATTTTCAGATAAAAGGTCTCGCCATATTTCGTCATAAATAGAAACCTCAGTTTCACTCATATAGTCTGGGTCTGGTATAGAATTTTCAACCTCATAGGTAATAATATCATCGAATACAGTTTTCCAATATTTTTCACTAAATATATTATCAGCATTCTTTAAAGAAATTCTTACAACATCATTAGTTCCCATGCACCACCACCTTGTCTGTATATACCGCCCAAGCCAATCTGGAAAAATCCCACCCTGTAGTCCTTGAAATGTAATTGGCTCTAGAAGTAAAATATTTTTTAATTTCAGATAGTCTCTCTTCACCTTCGAATTGAGAATTTATTTTGGCAATCGTATCAAATGCCTCATCGTCTAAATATATGTTAGTTTTTATTGACATAATATACAAGGTTTATTTAAAATAAATATTAGAAACTAATAGTATAATTAGCTATTAGCTAAAGCTAATAGTACTGCCGTAGGCAGTAATAGAATAGAGTATTTTTTAATTTTCAATTATCATTTTTTATTATTCACACCAATCCAATGTCACAAATTAAATTTGTAACTCTTGATGCTCAATGCTCCTTGCGGTGCTAAGAAATGGAAGAAGCCGACCCCGGAAGCCGGCATAATTCCATGTATGTTCTAATTGCTAATTTTCAATTATTAATTTCTACCTTGCAACATTCCCATTCTCAACATGTTGTTAAAAATGTGTTTTGAATCAGATAAAGTTTCCTGAAGTTTATTAATTTCAGAAATTGTCAATGGGATTGTTTTATTACCAATAACTAAATTGCCTATAGGCTGTGCCTCTTTTTGACCTAGTCTATAAGATTCGTTGATTTCGAAGTTAATTGACATATAATTCTTACCGAATTTTTTAGTCATTTTTTCTGCTTCGCTTTCTGAAGTACCATAGTGGTACATGTCGTTAATTCCTTTTGCCATAACTTTTTGATTTTTGTTTTATATAATTATTAAATTGAATCCTTTTTAATTGTACCCCTGATAAAATCTTTTTGATTTTCTATCGCCTCATCTAATTCAGATTTTTTATTCCTTTTCTTTGAGGTCGGTTTGGATTTTAAATCTGGAGTTTTTACTGAAGTACCTCTTTTCTTGTTTAACTTTTCAGAAAGTAAATCAGTTGTTTTACCATTTACTGATATTATCCTTTCATCTGATACAGGGTAATGTGTATATTCAGCCCTTGAACCTTTTGGGTTTTTAACAGAAACAAGATATTGGGGTAAATTATAGTTTGGAGAATTAATCCTTTCACCCATATAGGTGAGCTCAGTTATTTCACCAGTGTATTTACCACCAGCCATCCATTCGATTGTGACAATGTCACCTAACGAATATTTGTGTTTTGCTTTTTTCATTTTTATAACTGTTTTAATTTATACTACTAATATACTAAATTCTTTTGACATAGAGAAATTTTTGAGCAACTTTTTTCAAAAAAAAATTAACAATCTCTACCATTATCGTAAACATGTTTAACCGTTGGGAATCTCAATGAAACACCACCTTCTTGGTTTTTTGTTTCCTCGAAATAAGCCACAGTAATTGTTTTACCTAAAATTTCATTTGGGTTGTCATAATATTTTTTTCTTTGGTCTATTGAAAATCCAGAACCTACACGAACCTTAAAACCTTTGTGTTCAATAAAAACATTTGACAATACTTCGTGTGTAACTTCCTTACCATTTTCAACCATTCTAAATTGCCCCATCTCAACATCAATAACTTTATATTCAGCATCGAAAAATGTTTTAACTTTAAGTAAGTTATTAGAACGTTTACCTTCGTATTCACAATCTTTACGGATCATGAACCCTTCCCAGTTACCGTCTTTTGCCATCTTTTGCCAAAGAGCAAAATCAGAATCACTTTCTACAATTTGCATATCTAGCAACTCAAATGAATCAAATAAATAAGGTTCTAATTCTTTCATCTTCTCAATTCGTTGACTTAAAGTTCTAGTAGAAGATTGCGTGTTAAATTCATTTGCTGATATCATATCGAACATAATGAATTTTGGATTTTTGATAGTGTGATTTTTTCTACGAATCTCTTTCATCACAGATTGAAAATCTTCATTTCCATTTTCATCAACTATACATAACTCACCATCAAAAACGGTATTGGTAAATCCTAAAGATTCAGCATCTGACAACACATTTCCTAATGTTTCAAATTCCTTGCCTTGTCTAGAATAAGCTTTAGCTTCTCCATTTTCGTCTATATAAATAATGCAACGTACACCATCTAATTTTCTAGACGCATACCAAGTTTCACATTCAAAGTCACAATATTTAGGCTCGTATTTCTGTGCCAATGCAACATCAAATGTAGGTATTGTACCAGGAGCAACTTTGTTTATTAAACTTCCAGCAACTCTACATTTTAAATCTCCATCAATAATATAATCAATAATGTGACTATAACCAGGATAATATAACTTCATTGAATTGACTGCAGCAATGGCTTCATTCCCTGTGATTAAGCGCCCTCTGAGAGCATCTAACAACGCGAATAAATTATCACCATGTGTATCAACGATTAAGTCTTTATGCTTTTTGCAGTTTGCTGAAGATACGTAATATTTGAAATATGGATTATAGGTATAGAAAAATACCTTTTTAAGAAACTCGGCGTTTTCGCCTTCTAAGGCTGCCTTGAGAATTTGTTTCTTATTATTAGAAGAAGATGTGTTTGCTAATTCTTTGATTAGTGTGTCTAATTTATAAATTTCATTTGAATTCATACTCCGTATATTTTAGTTGTTTCCTTTAATTTCCTATAGCTAATATACAAAATTCTTTTGACATAAAAAAATTTTTGAGCAATTATTTTTCAATTATTTTTACAGTTAATCCATAACTCATCAATTCTTTTTCTATTGGTTGTAACTCTTCAAGTGTATCTTTTTTTACAAGTGCCTTGCCATTGTAATGAACAATAAGTGCTATTTGTTCAGATTGATATACTGACCACCCCAATGCAGTTGTAAGTCCAGTTATAACATTTTCAAATGTTACAGAATCATCGTCGTAAAGACAAAGCTTGAATATTTTATTCTTCACCTAACTCCTCCTCAAAAAATAACAAACCAGCTATATGGTCTGTTGAAATTTTTCTAACCAATGAAACTAATTTTTCCTTTTGTTCCTTAGTCATATCGGCATTACAAAGAAATATATCCAGTTCCTCTGTAACCTGATTATTCAGTCCAAAATCTTGCTGTAGTTCATTAACTATTTCATGTGATATTTTTCGATTTTCCATCTATAAAGTCTTTTAAAATTTTACAATATTCGTATTTTTCTTGTTTTACAAAATGCTCTATCATCTGTTCCATTAAACCAACATTAAACGACGAGAAATCTGATTCTATACCGTACTGATATAATTTCTCAAATATCTCGTCGCTATCTTGATGAATTTTAATCATTTAACAAAGTCGCTACCTCAACAGTATTCAATTCATGTAAAACAGTTTCTAATGAATCCTTAACAAATACAGTGTTACCACCTTTTGTATGAATTGCAATAGCTAAGGTATCGCCATAAGGTTCGGGACCGAATGTTTCAACGTTTTCCTTTTTTACATAAACTGGCTTGTTGTCGATATTGACAAATTGTGCAAATTTTGACATAACTCTCCTATTTTTATTTGCCTTATTAATAAATATTTTTTTTATCTTCCAAAATAACAAAATCATTATAATCTATTTCTACCTCCCAATATTTGTTTTCAAAAAAGTCTAGAGGTCTATGGTTTAAATAATCTATAAAGTGTTTATTTCCACCATCCTTTAAAAATTTGTATAAATTTTCCAGATGAGAATGTTCAACGTAAATCTTTATTTTCATTTTATCTCCACATTATAATGTATTCCCCAAAATGCATTTCCATAACCTTAAGCAAATTTTCATAATCACCTGACATCATTTCTGCCGTAAGTTCACCTCTTGAATCTGGTTGATAACCCAATTGCTTTGCAAGTTTCTGTGCTATACCTATTAACACAAATGCATTTCCATCTGGACCTGTTAAATCTATTTCAATTTTATTTGGCTTTTCCTTTTCCTTTATTGATTTTATTGCCATAACTTTTTATGTTTTTATTTTTTATAACTTCCTTGTGAATAAAACCTATCCATTCATTGTAGTCAAATATAGGTTCCTTTGGTAAAATTGTTTTCATATTATTGGTTGCAATATTTCTTGATTATTTTCTCAGTTGCCAAATCCTGAATTTCATTCTTATAAAAGGCTTCTATCTCAGCTAACTCATCAGCATATAAATCATTTCCATTAATATCCTTAGCCTTTTTGACCTTAAGATTTTCAAAAATGAGATTATCTTTTTTAGTGCTTAAATTGAATTCCAATTCTATTGTATCATTGTCTACAATGATTCCTTCGTATAACTTGATTTCCACAGCCTTTAATGTTTTAGATTAATGTAACTAATTTTTCTCTACGATCTCGAGGATTATCTTCGATTTTTATTAAACCTTTGCCTAATAAATATTTCCAGATATTTTCGTAATTCTTAGCAAGACCTCTACCTCTTGGTACACCATAGCTCATGTAAAACATTGGCCACCTTCTTTGAGTTCCATTTATGTGATGTTTATTATCCCACATGATTTCCTGACATCTAGTAATATTGGCAGGTCCATTGGTTAAAAATTTAACGACTTCCATTGCAGCGTTAAGATTTTCTTTTTGTAATTTTGGAGTTTTCATAACGTTTGTTTTTTAGTTGTGTTATCCTTTAATTTCCTATAGCTAATATACTAAAAATATTTGAAATAAAAAAATTTTTAAACAACTATTTTACAAAAATTATGATTTTTAATTAATCTTTTTAAAGCCGTTTAACTTTCCATTAGGTCCAACTCCGTATCGTCTGTTGCCTTCAGGTACACCTTGTCTTGAGCCACGGCCTTTAAAGTAAGGTCGTATAAATTCAATGTCTGTAAGTTCAACAAAGTTGCGACCAACTTTAACTACTCGACCTCTACCAATTGGCTTGTCCGGCTTATCGGTATATGCTTCTATAGTGTCACCTGGTTTTAGTGTAGTGATGTCTAATTGATAATCTTTCTTAGATCTTAATGTTGATTTCGGTTTTTGTGTGCCAATTGGTCCGGCAACTCCAAATTCCATCAATTTGTCAATTTCCATCATCCAATTTTCTTGTAAATTTTTTTTCATTATATATCCTTTATGTTAAGTGGAATTTATTTAAAATAAATATTATTTACTATGTTAATTATTTTCTTTTTTCTTCTCTTATTTTTGAATATTCATTTAGGATTTTGTCAACAACACTATGTCTATGATTTTTCTGTAGTTGATATAAACCTAAATCATCAACATTGTTAGACATTTTTAAAAGCTCCTCGAAACCTGAATCTGATTTTCTTTTAAAATCGTTTTGAGCAGCATCTCCACAAAGAATCATTTTACTTCCAATACCTAAACGTGATAATATCATTTCCAACTGTTCATCGGTAATGTTCTGTGCCTCGTCAACTATAATGCAGGAATCTGTAAATGTTCTTCCTCTCATAAAAGCAATAGGAACAATAGACAAAATACCTTCAGCAAGTAATTGGTCAATCTTTTCCTTGTTATATAATAAATGCATATTGCCTATAATCGGCTGCATCCAAGGTTCCATTTTTTCATAAAGGTCACCAGGTAAATACCCAATGTCTTCTTTTGAAACAGTTGACCTGACTATGTATATTCTTTCGATTTGTCTTGTAAAGAATTGGTCAAGTGCAGTTTGACATGCTAATAATGTTTTACCTGAACCTGCCTTTCCTGTTAGGATTGTTACGGCATTTGCCATGATTATTGATTTGGCCTCCTTCTGTTCTTCATTTAACTGTATGTTAAATTTAATTGGATTTTTAGGAGGTTTTTTCATTTTATTTGTACCTACAACATTTCTAGGTTTTGAAACCTTATGGCCAGAAACGTGGCCTTCATGATTAATGTTTTCCATACAAATAAATATCAGTATAGATAAAAGAATGGGGAATTATTTTAAATTGTGGAGTTGGAGGGTTTCGAACCCTCGTCCAGTTGAAAACTCCTCCTTGTGGAGGGTGGCGAATCACTTGGTCGTTTAATGCCTTCGTTATCCCTGTCAAATCCGAGTCAACCCCAAGATGTAAAAATAAAAAGGAACGCTGTGGAAGGATTATGGAATACCTTCAAATCGTCGAGCTGCTTTAAGTTAGACAACCACTATCTTGAAATGCCTTTCATATACTCACAAAAAACGGCCGAGCCTTTTGCATTGTATATAGTTACCACAACTATCAAGTGTACCTTACGCCACATACTCTTTGCGTTGTTCAGTCATAAATTAGGATTTCGCTCTCGCTTACCTAAATGTCTTTACAGAATCCAATTTTCTGTTTTTGACAAAAACCTCGAACCCGGTAGTTATTCCGATGCTGTTCCTCATTTGAGGCCTTAGTGAACCATCGTTCTGTTCGAGTACCTTAACTGCTCCTGTTAACAGTTTATTCGGTCACACAACTCACTCTACTTAATCCGTCGATTGTTTGAGTGTCCTTTAATTTTTCAAAGATCGTTTTAATTTTAGCTTAAATAAATATCACAAGCTTTTGTCTTAATTATCCTGTATTCCTCTTATAAATCTAAATACAGCAACAGAAAACACAACTGTGAATAATGATATCACACCCAAGTATGCATATTGGTAATTATCCAAAGCAAGAGATAAAATAACTGAAACCACCCAGCATGTAAATATTACTATTAATGTAATTGGTTCAATTTTCCTAATATACACCTTGTTGATTTTAGCGTCCCTTTCAGTTTTAAGAAGTCTTCTAATTGCATCCTGCATGTCGACTCCGTATGCAGGTACGGTATGTATGGTTCCATCCAATTCCCTGATTGTTATTGCATATTTGAAATAACCAGGACTTGTTTTGCTAGGTTCAATCAGCTTACAGTCGATTGCTTTTCTTCTCTGTTTTACGTCTTTTTCTTTACTCATAACTTATTAAAATTAATCTATGTTTTGTAACATATATTGCAATAATAAAGTGCTCTTAAACAGCGCGTATCGGCGCTAGAACTAGCCCTTACTTATATATGTTCTATATCCAGCTGTTATTACTAAAACCATGTAACAAAATCTAACAATTGGGTGCCATTCACCAATCTGGAATGACCAACTAACAAATGCTGCCATATAATAAATGACAAGAATCATTGCAAAAAGCAATAGTGTACTAACAATTTTTTCTTTCATATTAATCCATTTTTTTATTCTTTATCCTTTTGATAACCTCCCTTACAAATATTGCAAAGGCTCCAGTAAAAAGAACAAGTAGTCCAGCCATAGCCATCAATGCAACAAAACCTAGAAATTCTATAAATCCTTCTCGTCCACCTTCTGTTAATAAAAGTAGTATAAACATTGTACCTAAAATAAAGGCTGGGTTTTTAGTGTATTTTCTTAACTTTGTCATAACGTTGTTTTTTAATTATATAGCTAATATACTAAATTCTTTTGACATAGAGAAATATTTAGGCAATTATTTTAATTTTATTTTGTAAAAATTTGCCCACATGTCTAACTCCATACCTAAACTGTATAGGTAGTTTATTTTCGAAACATCGTTCGTTTTTTCAATCTGACTTATAATAACATCAGCTGCATGTTGCATAAAATTTCTAACAATTTTTCTTTTGAAAATTTTGTATTTTACAATCAGTTTTTTCATATCATTTTTTACTAAGTTTTGTGAATTGGTCTGTTAGCATTGTAAGGTCTATGATAATGTCCGAAATAATCTCAGCAATTCCTTTGTCCATACTTTCATCTGAGATAAGGTCTTTGATTTCTTGTATTGAAAGATTTCCAAAACCAAAACCATATAGTTCACTTTTCTTTTTGGAAATTTCTTTGGCCAATGTTAACCTTGTAAACTCCTTGAGCTCTTTCTTTAACCTTCTACGTCTTATGAAATCTCCAATATTTATTGTTCTAGAAAATTCATGTGAATATTCCTCAACTATAAAATTTGCAGGCTCGTATTTTTTACCATCAAGTGTAAGCTTTTCAATTTTGGCTGTAACCTTATCGATTGAATCCCACCAAATATTACCTTGGGAATCTTTAATGTAATCACCAGTAATTGAATTTCTTATTTTATATAAACCTGTTTCCATTTATTTTCTAAAACCTTTTATGACTGTTCTGACTGGATTGCCTGTAACCTTTTCGATTCTACTATCAATAAGTTGTTTCATGAAATCCAATGTTTCAATATCTTTTTCTGCATTTGTAAAGTCAACAAATAGGGGAGCATCTAACTCCCTTTTATTTGCCAATGCCAAAAATACGTGTTTAATATAGTTTGCAAATTTCATATCTTATAATTTATCATATCCAACAAATCCAATCTCTTCAGGTCTAACAAATCCAGCCTTTACCATGTTTGAGTACTGTTCGTGGAGTTGGTAGTTTTGCATTCTTTCAAGTTCCTCGCAGGTTCTTTCGTATATATCGGTAGTGTCATAACCATCACCAAAACCATAGTAGCAGATAAATTTAGAAAGTTCTCTTAAGCTATCTTCGTCTCCAGTTAATGTACCTTCAGTATTAATTTCAAATGTATCATAAATTTCAGTAAGAGCCTCGAAGATATTGTTTTTCATAGTAGCTGCCACATCATCATTGTGGTTGTACATTTCCTGACTCCAAGGTCTTGTAACTGTGATTCCAAATTGCTCACCTAATATAGTTCTACCTTTCTCGTCTTTTTTGTATTTTAAAGTTGCCATAATGTTAAAAATTTAGTTGTGTTATCCTTTAATTTCCTATAGCTAATATACTAAAAATATTTGAAATAAAAAAATTTTTAGGCAAGTTTTTTACAATAAATTTTTATATTTCTGTAGATGCTTTTTAATCTTTTTGACTCTGTACCACATTGTATTTCTAGGAAGGCCTAATATATCTGCAGTATCATATTGGGAATTTCCATTGATGAAATGTTCCTGAAATATTTTGGCGTCCTCTTTACTCAATGAGTTAATCATTTCCTTGATTAATTTTCTATATGAAAGCCTTTCAACTTCGTTCAGAGTATGTTCATCTCTTATTGAATCCAATACCTTATTGCCATCCTTATCGGTATAGCCTAAATCCTCAATTGAAAGTCCTTTATGAGGTTTGTTCTTTTTACGACCGTGATATTCTATCATAAAGTTTTTCATGCTGTTTGTAATCCACGTTGAGAACAAAGATTTTTCTGGGTCATACATATGAATTTTAGATGAAATTCTACCAAGAAACTCCATTGCCATATCTTCGATTTCTATCTCCTTATAGCTAAACCACCTTACTGCATTGTGAAAAAATATGTTTTTGTATTTATGGAATAAAGGAGTAAATGCACTTGTATCACCCTCCAAATATTTTTTTACCAACTCCTTGTCTTCCTTATTTGTTGTATAACTATAATTTCTTTTTGACTTTCTCATTTTAATAAACCATTAATGAGTTAATAACATTTTCCTATCTGGAATTTTTTCACGGTATTTAAGAATTGCAAGGTCCTTAGCCTTTACCTCACACACAATGTCGATGTCGTGACCGTAGGTTTTAATTTCCTCGTAGATATAATCGGCGTGTTGTAATAACTTAGCTGATTCGTCCTCATATAGTTTTTTGGAAGACGAATAATGCGTGCAAGGTTTGCAAGGCCATGTTGATATTGCGAGTTCCAGTGCCTGCTGTTCCTGTAGGTCACCAGGATTGCAATGGTGATGTAGATAATCGAATGTAATAGGAATGCCTAGAGGTTTGTGCACCAATTCGTATAATTCCTGTACTGTATACAAACCTGGTTTGTCGTCGTTTTCCACAACCAACCTTGATTTGACATTGTCAGGTAGAAGAGAAAAGTTTTTAACAAACCTTTCAGTTGCAGCAAGTTTACCACCTGCCGCATTACCAACATGAATATTGATTTTGGCCATATTGGATTGAGGCAACCCCATAAGGTCCATGATTTCTGCATGTTGCCGTAATTCCTTGATTGATTTTATAACAGTGTCTGGATTGACAGAACCTAGTTGACAAAATTGACCAGGGTGAAATGAAATACGTTGACCATATTTTTTAGCCAATGTACCAGCACCATGCAGAAGATTTTTGAAAAGTTCGTAGTCAGGTAAATCTGTAAGTTCGTAATGTGACATCCAAGGTACCATGTCTGATGACATGCGGTAAACATTGATATCGTTTTTGTAATTCCATTTAATAACCTCGATTAAGGTACGTACATTTGTGATTGCCAATTCGCTGGCGTATGCAATACCTTTTGCATCGAATGTACGTTTTATCATTGACCTGTTTGGTGATGCAGGTAATGACAAATTGATGCAAGCGTAACCTAATTGTACCATAGTGATTTGTTTTAATTTATATAGCTAATATACAAAATATTTACGACATAGAGAAATTTTTAGAGGTTTATTTTTGAATTTCTTTTACCCAATGTGTGGTTCTACCATCTGGCGTTTCCTCTCTAATTACCTTATAACCATTGTCGCATTTGGACCTGCCGTATACTTTAAAATGAAATACATAGTTTCCCTTGTCAAAATCTAAACCTAAATAGGAACGTAGCGTAGCACCACCTTTATAAAAGGAGCCCCATATTACCTCATTGGTGTATTTATTTAATAGACTAAATTCCTCGTCTGTTAATGAGCCGGTTGTCCTGTGAGGAGATATCCTGCATCTATATAAAACCTCAGCCTTGATATAATTACCAATACCTGAAATATATCGCTGGTCCATTAAAACTTTACAGATGTTTTTATCACCAGCCATCTGAATTCTTTGTTTGAATAAATCATCAGATATTTCTTCCTTTATATGGTTAGGACCTTTGGTGGCTATTTTATCTTCTGTTTTTTGAAGACTGTCTGTAAATTTGATTGTTCCAAAATTTCTGGCATCTGTATAATAAAAATTTCCAGCGTCTGTTACAAATTCAACATGACCATGTTTAGACTGTTTGGACTTCCATCCACCACTCATTCCAAATGTATTCCACATCCACCAATTTTTACCAGCTGAGTCTTTAAGTTTCATTGTTAATAACTTACCGTGAAAATCTACCTCTTCAATTGTACAAGGGAATCTACGTTCCAACTCAATCAGCCCTTCAGGCTTTCCGTGCTTAAGGTAACGCCCACCTTTTATATTTATCTGGTGTAATTTTGTACCACCAATTCTTTCATTTAGTTTTATTGCTGTTAATGCAACCTCTGGTAATTCTGGCATATTTGTTTTTTTAAAAATTAAAAAATTTTTACAGCCTGTCCCTGTTTATTTCTCAAAATACATATATTGAATTCTCTCATCGACCATTCAATAGCATATTGATGTGCCTCATATATTTGCATTGGGTCAATTCTTTTAGGAGTCCAAAGTATCTTTTTTCTGTACATAATATATTTCTGTAGAAAATATAACATACCTTGCATATCACCACCATTCTGCATTGACCTTAGCACATCATCTCTGTTCATCATGCCGCAACTCCTAATTGAGTTTTGGCCTGTTCAACATGTTTACATCTTCTTCGGAATCCAAATCCTGCACAGCTACATGAAAGACTTCCATTGATATTAGAAACTGTATACATGTTACCTTTGCTACCTTTGACTTCAATAGATTTTATTTTGGAATCTACCTTTCCAGATTTTTTTGATTCCCACTTTGTCCATCTTGACTGAACCATTTCCAGTGTAACAGTATTGTCGATGCTATGCCAACCTCCAGATTCACCAGTGAATACCATCCATTTTTTGTCACCTAGGTTAACGATGGAAGGAGGTAGAAGACTTTCAACCTTTTTAAATGTATTTATGTTTTCCTTTGTGTATAACATGTTATAAATTTTTTGTACGTAAATCGTGAGTAATATCAGTAACCATAATCCTTTCATCAATTCTATCGAATTCAGGATGTGGTGTTTTTTCTCTTGAACTTAATTGATTATATACTTCGTGGACAACCCTACCTAAATCATAGTAGTTAGGATTGTTTTCTATCATTGCTTTTAATAAATCTTCAACCATTGTTATTGTATTTTTTGAGTGATAAACATTGTTTTTAATTCCATCCAAGCCTGATTGCTGATTTCTTTAGAATGAGCACCTATATGAAATCCATAGTATGAATCCATATTTAAAGGCTTGTATTCTTTCCAATCATAGATTGTAAAAACCTTACCACCTTCTGTTTCACATACCCAATCCATATTGGTCTTGTCAGTGCCGTCATTGTAACCCCATTGAGGTTCACCTAGTGCTTCGATTAATTGATTTGGAGTTGCCGTAATTTGGTCACCCCAATAACTTGTCATATTGCTGTCTTTTTCTGATAACTTTGCCATAACGTTGTTGTTTTAATTTATATAGCTAATATACTAAATTCTTTTGACATAAAAAAATTTTTAGACAAGTATTTTCAAAAAAAATTAATCATGACTCGAACCTGTATCTGTAATATTGTCTGGGTCCAGTCCATTGTCCCTCATAACTCTTTTAAGATATTCGACCTCAACTGAATAGTATTGTTTGGCCTCCTGCCAGGCATTATTCTTTTCCTGAACAAGAATCTTCTCATAGTCATGAGTTGTTTTGTCATTACCTTTTAACTTCTCAACCTCTTCCTTTGCCAATCTATAGTCATCCTCCAATGACTTCAGTCTATTCTCTGCCCTTGCTGCCTTTTCGGTATAGACCATTATTTCATTATTAGCCTCATCTAGACTAATCCTAAGTTCATCTTTTTCCCTCCTGTTTTCCCTATCATACTCGTCCCACTCCTTCTTCGCGGTATACCATAGGGGGCGCAGCTCTGCCACGACCTGTTCGGTCATGTCGATCTGGCCATCGAGATACCCAGCCTTATAGTCCTTATCTTCACCAAGACTAAAAACTTCCCTAAAGCTTTCAATTTCCTTACGAAACTTTATGCCTAACTCCTCTATCTTTTTAAAAATTTTCATATTTTGGTCTTCCAGTTATCCCAGTAAAATTGTGAATCTTCATCCCTTTAAGCTTTTCCCTAAGCCTTTCCTCTACAATTTTATTAGCCTGGGGCCATTCCTTTGGGTCCCAGTCCAACATAAGACTATCGGGTACACCTTTCCATGCATCGCTGTAGCCGTCTGCCTTAAGTCCTCGGCGAAGACATTCATTGCGAAGCTGGTGGTAACGATTAAGAAGAAAAAGCATTTTGTTGTAGAAAAACTTAACGTGACCCGGACCAAGACAAAACTGGTCGGGAATTCCCTCAAGACTATAACGGCCTTTGCTAATCATGTTAGGAATACGCTTGATTTCTCGATGCTCGGTTTGAAGATGAACATCGCAGAGACTACTAGGCGGTATGGCCCCATTTATTCTAGTCATTCCAGTCCTCCTTAACATGTGGCATTGCGCGAAGCAATCCTTCCTTCCATTGACCGAGTGCCTCAAGGCAATCCTCGTCTAGTTCAAGATTCATTATCGAACTAACGTTATCTAGGCTTTCCCTTAAACAGTTAACGATAATCCCTTTTGTTTTATCTACTGATTTTTGTTTATTAGGTTGCATCCTTTATATCTCCCTATTAAATGTTTTTCGTATCCCTCTTCCATTCCTTCAAGAAGTCCCATACTGTTAGTCATGACCTTGACCCAAAATCTTTCAGCCCCTTTTCCTTCCCTGAATAATTGTCTTGTCGACTCTTTTCGATGATGAAATCCTTTATCTATGTTTGTCCAGTGGCTTCCCAGTCTTCCGTAAAGTCCATTGCAACCCTGCTTCAATAAATCCATACTTGACTTTCCTATATATCTAATCCCGTGGTCGCAAGGTGTTTCACTTATAAGATAGACTCCGTTCCTCTTCATGTAGCCTTTTCTTAGGTCTCTAGTAAAGGGCCTATACCTTTCCCCTCTTAATACACTATCAAGATAATTCCAGTATCTATCTAGACTCTTCCTAAATTTTTCTACCTCATTCATAGTCTTCTTTTTAATTCTACCTTT